GCCACGCCCAACAAGGCGGTGCTGGTCACCGATCCAAAGTCGGCCTTGGTCCTGTTCGGCCAGGGATCGATGCTGGCGCGCATGGTGGCCAGCTATCGGCTGCAGGATGCTGGTTCCTGCAACCTGTGGTGCATCCCCGTACAAGATGACCCCGCTGCCTCGCAGGCCTCGGGCACGATCGTCATCAACGGCTTCGCCAGCGCGGCGGGCGCCATCGCCCTCTACATCGCGGGCCAGCGCGTGAATGTCGGCGTCCAGCTGGGTGACAGCCCGTTCAACATCGCCGCCAACATGGTCAGCAGCATCAACGCCAATGCCGATCTGCCGGTGACCGCCACGACGGGGGCGTATGCCTTCGCCGCCGTGCGCCCCATGTCGGCGATCGCCGAGGGCTCGGCCGTCGTCACGCTCACCAGCAAGTGGGCTGGGCAGACGGCCAACGACATCACCGTCCTCGACTCCTTCCTGGGGTGGAGCGCCGGTGAGCGCGTGCCCGCCGGTGTGACGCTGAGTTATTCCGGCCCCACGCTTGCGGGTGGGTCCACCGACCCGACGCTGGCGGCCACCGCCATCCCGGGCATGGGCGATGACCCCTACGACTTCATCATCCACCCCTATGGCCAGGCGCAGGCCCTGAACGACCTGCAGCTGGAACTCAACGACATCACCGGGCGTTGGTCCTACGCCAAGCAGATCTACGGACACGGCTACACCGCCTTGCGCGGCATGCTCAGTGATCTGGTCGCCTTCGGCATGACGCGCAACGACCAGCACCACACCGTTGCCGCCATCGATGCCGATTGCCCGAATCCCTGCTGGGAATACGCGGCAGCCTATGGCGGCGCCAACGCGGTCGACATCGCCGCCGATCCGGCGCGTCCCACCCAGACGACGCCGCTGCTGGGCCTGCTCGCGCCGCGCGCCGGCAATCGCTTCCTGTTCGAGGATCGCCAGGCGCTGCTCAATTTCGGGATCGCGACGAGCTTCGTCTCCGGCGGCCAGTTGCGCGTGGAGCGCGCGATCACGACCTACCAGCAGAACGCCTTCGGCGCGCCGGACACCAGCTACCTCGACTCGGAAACCCTGCACACCTCGGCCTACGTGCTGCGTGCGCTCAAGGGCGTGATCACGTCGAAGTATCCCCGGCACAAGCTGGCGAGTGATGGCACACGCTTCGCCGCCGGCCAGGCCATCGTGACGCCCGCCGTCATCAAGGGCGAGCTCTGCGCGATCTACGGGCAGATGGAATACCTGGGCATCGTCGAAAACCTCGACACCTTCAAGCAGTACCTGATCGTCGAGCGCGACACCACGGACCCCAACCGGGTCAATGTCCTCTTCCCGCCCGACTACGTCAATCAACTGCGGGTGTTCGCGGTACTGAACCAGTTCCGACTGCAGTACCCGGCCAACCAGATCGTCAGCTGACCAGGAGGCAACCATGGCTCAACGTATCGCGGGCATCTGTTTCGTCAAGGTCAACGGCGCCCAATTCGAAATCTCCGGCGACATCGAGATTCCGCTGACCGAGTTCAAGCGCGAGGCCGTCATGGGCCTGTCCGGACCGGCCGGCTACAAGGAAACGGCGCTGGAACCCTACATCAAGGTGGTGGCGCTGTTCACGCCGGACTTTCCGGTGAACACCTTGCGCACCAACACCACACTGACCGTGACGGCGGAACTCGCCAACGGCGTCGTCTACACGCTCTCCAACGCCTTCGTGCGCGGGGAGCCCAAAGCCAAACCCATCGACGGCACGATCGAGATCGAGTTCTCGGGAAGCCAGGGACAGTGGAGTAACAACCAATGAGCGACCAAGAACTGACCATCCCCCTGTCCGCGCCGGTGATGGCGCATGGCGAGGAAATCACCTGCCTGGTGCTGCGCCAGCCGACCACGGCGGACCTGATCGAACTGGGGCAACCGATGCGGCTGCTGCCAGGCAATGGCATGGAGGACGCCGCCGTCGAAGTGCGCATGGGCGTGGTGGCGCATTACGTGGCGCGCCTTGCGTCGATTCCACTGTCCAGCGTCAAGTCCCTGTCGCTGGGTGACTTTGGCCGTGCGACGCAGGCGGTCCTGGGTTTTTTCGGGGAAGACGGCTCGGATCGGACGAACAGTTCGCCGAGCGCGTCTTCGAAGTCGCCTGGTTCTTCAAAACATCCCCGCGCGACGTCCTGAGCTTGACCCTCACCGAATTCGAACTCTGGAACCGGCAGGCCGAGCGCATCGCGCAGCGCCTGCAGGGCGACGAGTGACGGCATCCGAATCAGAAACCAATCATGTCTGACCGTTTCGAGCTCAAGGCCATTTTGTCGGCCAACGCGGAGAGCCTCATCCATGCCCTGAAGTCGGTCGAGGCCCCCGCGCAGGCTGCGCGCAAATACCTCACCGACATCGGCAAGTCCGCCTCCGGCCTGGCGGGCAAGTTCGGTTTGCCGGTCGGGATCGCCGGTGGCCTGGCGGCCGGTTTCGGCCTCGCCAAGGTCAAGGATGCGGTGCACACCTATGCCGAACTAGGTGAGGCGGTGCACCACGGCGCCACGCGCGCGGGCATGAGCGTCGAGCAGTTCCAGCGCATGAAGTACGTGGCGGAGCAAAACGGCGTCGCGGTCGAACAGATGGAAGGCGCCATGGGCAAGCTGAACCTGACGCTCGGGCGCGCGGCCGGCGGGCGAGGCAAGGAAGCCGCCGCGCTGTTCGCTCGCCTGGGCATCGCCATGCGCGATGCGTCCGGTCAACTGCGTTCGGGCATGACTGTGCTGCCCGAACTGGCCGATGCGTTCGTGCGCAACGAAAACCCGGCCGTGCGTGCCCGTATGGGGATGGCCTTGTTCGGCAAGAAGTGGCAGGAGATCGTGCCGCTGCTGGAAGCCGGCGGCAAGGGCATCGAGGAAGCCCAGGCGCGCATGTCGCGCTTCAAGGGCGTCATGAACGAGGAGAATATCGACCGATCGCGGGAATTCGCCAAGTCGCTGCGCGATCTGGAGATGGTCAGCAAGGGCTTCCAGATGACCATCGCCAAGAGCCTGGTGCCGGCGATCAAACCGCTGCTCGATGGCTTCAACGACTGGATGGCAGCCAACAAGAAGCTGGTGTCCGCCGAGGTCGGCCGCATGGCCAAGGATCTCGGACATTGGCTGTCCAGCATCGACTGGCGCGGCATGGCCCGCAGTGTGTTGGCCTTCGGCCAGGGCATCGGCAAACTGGTCGATTTCGTCGGCGGCCCGCGCAATGCGCTGATCGGCCTGGCGGTCGTGATGAATGCCCAGACGATCATGGCCCTGGGCGGCCTGGTTGGCGCCATCGGCCGCGCGGGCCTGGCATTTCTTGGTATGGCGGCACGGGCCTATGTCGCGAGCAATGCGGCGCTGCTGTCGATGGCGCGCACCGGCATCGCGGCCACGCTGCTCACCGGCCCGCTTGGGCGCTTGCGCGCACTGTGGACGTTGCTCGCCACCACGACGGTGTCGATGAGCGGCCTGATGTCGGGCGCCATGGCGATGGTCAGTGGCGGCATTCGCGCCGTCGGTGCGGCGCTGATGGCCAACCCGCTGGGCATCATTCTCGCGATCGCCTCGGCAGCTTGGCTGATTTATGAGAACTGGGACACCGTCAAAAGCTGGTTCACCGGCTTCTGGAACTGGATCAAGGCCCATGCCGAACTGATCCTCACCTGCCTCGGCCCGATCGGCTGGGTCGCCAGCACGATCATCGAGCATTGGGAGCCGCTCAAAGCCTGGTTCGGCGATTTCGTGCGCTGGCTGTCGGACAAGCTGCGCTGGATGGTCGATGCCGCCAAAGCCGTGGGCCATGCCTTCGGTATCGGTGGCGGCGACGAAAGATCGGCGAGCCCCGAGCCAGGCAACCCCTCCCGGGGCACGCCTCTGGGGGCGATGGCATCCCCGGTTGCCGGTAACCGCCCCTCCTTGCTGGGGACGGCTGCCGGCGCCGCCAAGGTGGAGGGCCAGGTGAACATCAAGATCGACGGCCTGCCTGCAGGTTCACGCGTCGAACAGGTGCGCGGCGGCACCATGCCGATCAATGTCGATGCCGGCTACAGCGCGCATGCGCTGCTTATGCCATAGCGCCGGATTCCTCTCATGGCCAAGTATTCCGACTCTCTGCATACGGCATCCTTTCGCGGGGTGGTGTTCCAGGTCAATGGCGCCGACTGCGGCGCCGGCCGACGCGTGCAGGTCCATGAATACCCCCAGCGCGACATGCCCTGGGTGGAGGACCTGGGCCGTGCCACCCGCGAGATCGCGCTGGACGCCTTTCTGATCGGTGCGGACTACATCGATCAGGCCAATCGCCTGCTCTCAGTTCTGGAGATGGCTGGGCCGGGGACGCTCGTGCATCCCTGGCTGGGAACGATGCAGGTGTGCCTGTCCGCACCGGCTCGCGTGCGCTTCGATTCCGGCCTGGGCGTGGCGACGGTATCCCTGTCCTTCGTCGAATCGGGCGAACTCACGTTCCCGATTCCGACGAGTTCCACCCAGGCGGCCAGCCGGCTCGCGGCCGATGGACTGGCCACGGCGGCCATCCAGGATTTTGCGGGCAGTTTCACGGTCGCGGGCTTTCAGAGCTTCGTCGCGGCGGCGGCCCAAGGACGACTGGCCGCCATGCTGGGTTTCGTGGGGGCTGGGCAGATCGCGCAGGTGCTCGCGAACTTCACATCGCAGGCCACCTCGGTCGCCAACCTGGTCACCCAGGCGGCGTCTTTTCTGAGCAATCCGGCGATGCTGGGTCAGACGCTGCTCAATGCCTTCGGCCTGTCGGGCGCGGCGGGCGCCGTCGCCGCCTGGTCCAACGTGGTCAAGCTGCTCACCGGCACGGCGTCGTCGAACGCCATGCTGGCGCGCACCCCGGTCGTGGCGGCCACGCCGTCACGCCGGCAGATCGATACCAATGCCGTCGCGCTCTACGGCCTGGGCCGGCAACTCCTGCTCGCGCAAGCGGTGGGCATTTCGTCCCTGGTGGGCACCGAGCAGGACAGCGTGCAGGCCGGCATCAGCCAGCCGTCGGGCGGCATGCCGGTCGCCCCACAACAGGTCACGCAAGACAGCATGCTGGCGGTGCGCGACGCGCTGCTCTCCACGCTCGACGCCGAGATGCGCCGCTGCGGGGACGCCGCCTATGAGGCGTTGCAGACCGCGAGCGCGGCGGTCTATGTGGATTTGACGGCCCGGGCGCAGGGCGCGGCTCGTCTGACCGCCTGGACGCCGCCCGAGACGATGCCGATGCTGGCCGTCGCCTACGAGTTGTACGCGGATGCGTCGCGCGATGCCGAGATCCAGTCGCGCAACGGCATCCGCCATCCCGGCTTCGTGCCGCCCGGCGCGCTTTCCGTGATCGTGGCCTGACATGGCGAGCACTGATCCAGGCTATCCGGCGGGCCTGCCGGAGAATCAGGTGCGCCTCGTGGTGGGCGGCCAGGAATTCGGCGGCTGGAAGAAGATCCGCATCGAGGCCGGGATCGAGCGGCAGGCGCGCAGCTTCGAGCTGGAAGTCACCGACCGCTGGCCCGGACCGACCTCGGCCGCCACCGCAGACACCGCACCACCGGTCTGGCGCCGTATCCGGCCATTCGATGCCTGTCAGGTGCTGATCGGCAACGACCTGGTGCTGACCGGCTATGTCGATGCCACCCCGATCCAGTATGACGGCAAGCGCGTCAGCGTCACCGTCAAGGGCCGCAGCCGCACCTGCGATCTGGTCGACTGCTGCCCGCCCGATTCCGGGCGGGCAGCACCGGCGGGCAACGGCCTGTGGGCGGACGTCAAAGGCAAGGACGGCAAGACCGGCACGGTCGTCAAGCCGGCGGCGGCCAACACCAACGTCTGGCGCAACGCCAAGCTGGAGACCATTGCCGCCGCGCTGGCCGCGCCCTATGGCGTGCGCGTGCTGACCGAGATCGACAGCGGTGCGCCGATCACCGAGCACCACGTCCAGGTCGGGGAAACCGTGTTCGAGAGCATCGACCGGCTGATGCGCCTGCGCCATGTGCTGTCCACCGACAACGCCCGGGGCGACCTGGTGTTCATCGATGTCGGCAGCGCCGGCAATGCCACCACCACGCTCGAGTTGGGCCAGAACATCCGGGAGGGGAGTTGCGAACTCGACTTCAAGGCGGTGATGTCCAGCTACGTCGTGAAGGGCCAGCGTGCGGGCAATGACGGCGACTTCGGCGTCATTGCCAACGAGGTCGAAGGCGACGATGACGGCGAGGCCGAGTTCGAAGGCGGGATCTCCGACGCCGGCACGCCGGTGACGGCGAGTCTGACGGATGCGCGTTCCAAGCGCTTTCGGGTGCTGGTGCTCAAGCAAGCCGGCCATGCCGACGCCGGCACCTGCCAGGACCGGGCGCTGTACGAGCGCGCGCACCGGGCCGCCAAGGCGCTCGAAGCCACCTATACGGTCGCTGGCTGGCGCCAGGGTGACGGACAGCTGTGGGTGCCGAACCTGCTGGTACGCGTCCGGGACGACTTGATCGGCTTCGACCAGACCATGGTCATCGCCGAAGCGCATTACCTGCTCGACGACAACGGACTGCGCACGCAATTGCGTGTCGGGCCGCCCGATGGTTACCGCTCCAAGGCGGCCAAGCCGCGCAAGGGCATCAAGCGCGGCGGCGCCGACACCTGGGGAGATGTGGAATGAGGTTCAATCCATGACGGATTTCGCGCGCCTGGTCGCGCCCTATGCGCGCCGCCTGTCCAACATGGTCGCGCGTGGCAGCGTGTCCCTGGTCAACGCGGCGACCAAGATGCAGAGCCTGCAACTGCGCCTGTTGGCCGGCGAGTCCAAGGATGACGTCGAGCATTTCGAGCCGTATGGCTTGACCAGCCATCCCCAGCCCGGCGCCGAATGCGTCGCGCTTTTTCTCGATGGCGACCGCTCGCATGGCGTCGTCGTGTGCGTGGCCGATCGTCGCTATCGGGTCAAGGGCCTGGCGAGCGGCGAAGTCATCTTGCATGACGACCAGGGGCAGTCCGTCTATCTCATGCGCGGCGGCATCAAGCTGACTGACAAGGCGGGATCGACCGTTGTGATGCAAGGTGACGGCAGCGGATCGATGACGTTCGCGGCCGGCCTCACGATCAACGCGAACAGCAAGATCGTCGGCACGCTGGAAGTGACCCAGAACATCACGAGCGACGCCAGCATCACGGCGGCACAGGACGTCGGTGACCAGGGTGGTGTCAAGACGATGGCCGGCATGCGGGAGATCTACAACGGCCACACGCATGCCGGCACCGACAGCCACGGCGACGGCTTCACCACCAACCCGCCGAACCAGCAGGAATAAGCCATGCGCGACACCATGCCGCTGACCGTCACCTTCGACGGCCAGACGACCCCGCTCGGCCTGCTCCAGGACATCGACAACGACAAGGCCCATCCGCTGGTGCGGGCCGTGCTCATCAGTCTCTTCACCTGGCGCCGCGCCAATGCCGACGACACCTTGCCCGACCCGAAGGGGTTTCGCATGGGCTGGTGGGGCGACTCCTACCCGGCGGTGGCCAACGACCGCATCGGCTCACGCCTGTGGCTGCTGGCGCGCGCGAAGCTCACGCTGACCACGGTGCAACGAGCCCAGGACTATGCCGAAGAGGCCCTGCAGTGGCTGATCGACGATGGCGTCGCCGCCCGCATCGC